TCTATAGTTCTGAATGTTGAACATCCACCTGCCATCGCTGGAGGTGCTGACTCATATCTGAATCTATTTGATATTCTACTCTTAAAACCTTTCTTTGTCAACTGCAATAACACATGAGTGTCTTCAGTAACAATACAATCATTCCAGCTTATATCATACACTGGTATCTTTCTACCATCAAAAAAGAACAATTGACTCACTGACTTGATATCTTCGTATTCGTCTACTATATTTGGTGGCCTAACAGCATTAGATAATCCACATACAGTTATATCATCATTCAGCCACGAACATATAGTATTCTCTAACTCATCAAAATCTTCGTCTGTCATCTTTCTTTTTGATTTATCAAAAGTCTCGCCCTTCATTCGGGTGCGATAGAACTTTAGATCATCATCCAACACGCCGTAAATTTTACCAATATTCTGCTGTGCTATCCATTCTCTAGTAGGAGCTATGCTTTTTATATGAGATGGAAGAACTTGAATATTGTAATCTTTATATAGATGCGCTTCGTGCTCTTGGACTACAAGAATAGTTTTACTCTTCCATTTATCACACAAATTATTGTATGTTATCTGGTTATCAGATCTTCCAAGAGTGGGAATGAAAATATTATCTAACATGATGTTATTTAGTAGGTGCCCAGCCTGAAGATAATTTAAGTCCGTAATTGTTTACGCCTTCCACTGGCACATAATCATCTTTGAATTTTAAGGGAATATCTTTAAACGGATGGTAATTTACTTCATGGTGAATTCTGCCAAATTTCCATGTAAGCCTAGAAACATCTGGATGCATAGCTACTTGCATCTTTGATTTTGCGCCTGTGCCCTCATTTGCGTAAAATTCAGTGGTATTGCCACCACCTAATACTTGTGTTCTTAATTTATCCTGAAGAAAAGCATTGAATTGTACAGTTACAAGTCCGTCTTTCAACATACGAAGACTAATATCGGTATCTTCATTATAACGACCACGCCAGCGGTATGGAGTGTTATTTCTGATTAAATTACAGCTGTAAATTCTAGTGTTAAGTACAAACGGTGGTATTGCTGCGTTTTGAGGAGCAAATGCTCTGTAGTTAGGACCAGCCATGCCTACATTACTATATCGTAGACAGAAATCTTCCATTATAGCAAAACAAGTTCCGTCACCGAACCGTATTTTCTTATTGTCTGTTAATCGTAAGAATTCATTGATATTATCATCCATAACCCAATGCCACTCAAAGCCATTCGCAATGCTATGATCCCATGCGAAGTTACGAGCCGGGCCTGGACCGGTTGATTTGGTTAATCCAAGATCATCAAATGTATCGTACTGTTGTTTGTATTTTTGATCAAGAATAAGAATCTTAGCAGGATCAATTACAGCAGAGTAATCTTCATAGTCTGATTGTTCAATTACTATATAGTACGGCACTTTCATTGCTTCAAGTGCCTTGCTAGTTAATCTACTATCAGCACGACCTTTACTTACGATATACATTGGAAATTGTGGGTTCACTCATCTTCCTCCTCTATCCAGAATAAATCTTTGAATACACCGCGCGGACGATCTGGAAACCACAAACTTTTAGTTTTATTAGTAATTGATCGTTTCAATAAGCTAGCAAATTCTTCAACATCTTCAGCGGATTCAAAACTTATGATAATCTGACGATATGGACCATTGTCTGGTTGTTTGAATTCTGGCATATTTTGCCAATGGGCTTCATGTATTGAGGGTTCCCATTCAAATGGTGATGAGTTGAAATCATCTGGTTCATTAGACATTTTATTTTTCCTATGTTATATGTAATTATAAAACATAAGAGTATCTTAATCAATTATTTTGATAATATTGATAAGAAATAAGCCCCGAAGGGCTTATTTACTATGCGTAAATGACTAACGCTGTGCCGCACTTATTACAAAATTGTGCGTTAGCTTTGTTAACATGTCCACAAGAAGTACACTTTGGTTTTGCTTTCACAGTAACCGGTGTTAGCACAGGCTTGTTATCAGGAGTTTCGCCTAATAATTTCAACACAATACTATGCTTTTCTGGATCCATGGCACCCATATAAGTTGTGCTAAACGACTGGGTACTCTTGCTGCCACTGACAGTGATACCGGCATCATTAAAACCACAATCCATAGTGGCCGAACTGTCATAACATATATCAGAAGATGTAGGTTTGATATTGTTGTCTTTGAGATACTGATTGACAGCGGCTGTTGCCACAGAACCAGTAAACTCGCCTTTGCTCATGTCAGCACCGCGAGCAATACCGCCTACATTGTAAGTGGCCGAGTCAGCCCAGAGATTCCTTAGTGGGCTACTACTTGTACCGACTTTAAGGCCATTATAGTAATGGTCTTGAACTACAGTGGGTGTGGCCCAAATCAAATTTGATCGAACTTGTACAGCAGCTTCAAATTGGAATTCAATACGAACTAAACCATCTTCCAGTTTGACACCGCGATGCTGTTCAATGTTCTCTGTGCGTTCGATAAACTTAAAACGATTACCTTCCGTCAAATTACCATTTCTAACATAACGCTCAAGATCAATTTCTTTGCCGGCATCAAGTACTAATCCACCAGGCACAACATTGTCACCGTCAATGAAAACATTGATCAGTGCTCGGGTTGTGTGTAGATTTTTGATCAGGAATGAATACTCTGAGTTGAAGGGTATGTAGACTGTGTCCTTAAATTCTCTAAGGATCTTACCATTGGCTTTTAGGCTCGCAACGAGCTTGTTGTTATACATCATTTACTACTCCTTGTTACTGCGCACAGACTAAGCGCATATATTTAAAGTCTGTCGGTTGTGAGACCCTCTCACATAACTATTTATTAAAACGCATACGGATTGTAAGTTTTTGCCTTAATGCGAGTTAACATTAAACGAATGCCTTTGTTCTCAAAAACAAAGCGAGCACCGTTGTTATCTACCTTAACTAAATCCTGTGGATTAAAACGATTGGTAATCCATTCAGTGTCGCCATCTTCATCTTTATCTGAATCATAAGAAATCTGAACAGTATTAGCAAGAGGATTGCCTTCAAATACCTCAGGGTGGGTTGTAACGGCAAGTTCTTTACCTCCAACAATCAATGAAATATCATACCGGCATCCTGAATCAAATTCAGGCTTGGTGTTTAGAATTTTCATTGCGTCCTGAGGAGCTTCATTGTAGCGATTCATTTCTTCAACAAGTGCTTTAAGCATGTCAAAGTTAAACTCAGCAAACAAGTTAGTCAATGAACAAATACGATCAATGTGTTCTTTGTGTTTAAGATTATCTTCGCAGTATTCAACGATAAATTCTTGTGACAATCCAGTGAAGTCAATCATATAGAAAATACGACCTGGACGGTTACGCATATGTTGATCAACACGCCACTTGTCATTACATGTTAGAATGAACAGTTTTTTGCCTGAATACACACCATCAAGTAGGGTAAGAATAGCTTCTTGCTCATCTTTGTCATAGACTTTTTCAAACTCATCAAACAAGATAACGCAAGGTTGACTAATAGTTTGTAGGAGTGTATTGAACTTCTCGCCCGTAAACGCATCGTTAATAACGATGGTTGGTACCTCTTGCTTAGCCAGCTCAATGCTGATCTTTTTGCTTAGTAATGTCTTCCCCGACCCTTTTTCACCTGTAAGCATAACACCAGTAGAACTGGGTCGTTCCCAGAATGTGTTGATGATGCGATCTGTATTTTTAAGTGTATCACCATAAATCTTATCTGATACCGTAAAGCTATCAATGTGTTCAAGATATAAGTTTTCAAACATGTCAACCTTGATTACATAATTGCCAGCTGGCAATGTAGAATGAATGTCCATTGCTTCTTCTGAAGCGACTTTGTAGGTATTGCCTGACTTTAAAAAGTGTGCCATGATTTTCTTTGTGAGTTTAAGTATAGTTATTATAAGCTATATAGGGAATTGTGTCAATGATTTTGGTATAAAAATAGGCACCGAAGTGCCTATCTACTATTTCCTGTTACTATGGATAGTTCCACTACGCCAGTGATTAAACTGCGAAAGTTTCGGCTTTCACTGAAGAACGAGCAGAGAAACGAATTCCTTTGCTTGCTGATACAGTTACTTCGCCTTTAGATGCGTTTGCGTCTAGGTTTTTTCACTTTTAACGTCTATCTGGTGACGAGTTGTCCATGCAGTTACTTGTTGCTCCGTCGAAACCGGTCGGACCCAACGAAATATACTCTATTACATGTCACCGTTTCGCGCATACGGTTGAATATACTTCGGTGGATCCGGGGAGAATCGAACTCCCGTCCGAAACACTTTTTACTTTACTTCTGTCCTGATTACTCAGGTTTTACAACAATTCTTTAATTCTTTTAGGCAACAGTATATACTGTTGCTGTTGTGGGAAACGCTTGATCTTTCTGTAATGTTTTAGCAAATTCACAGAACGCATTAGCCGCAGCTTCGTCAGTCCATGATCTAGCAAATCTTCCTTCATACGTTGTCGCAACACCATTTCCAACGGTTTGTGTATTGATATAATTAATCAATAACTGATATTCGGCATCATTCAACGGTCTAGTCCATCTCACTTCTGTTACATATATGCTCATGTTATAAGCTCCTGTAGTTATACAAGTATTTAGTTAAAAAGATTGTATAATACTCACAAAGATGTTCTGTGTTCCCGACTGGATTTGAACCAGTGACCCTTCCCTTATGAGGGGAACGCTGCTGACCCCTGAGCTACAGGAACACAGAACACCCTTAAACTCTATTATAACAATATTAACTATAATTGTCAAGAAATTTCTTTATATCACCGTACAAAATGGCTAACATAGCTTCTTTACTATCAAACAGTATTAAATCAACATTGCGTTTACATATGTGTAGATAATACGGATGTTTTAATTTATGGTCTAAATCTAGTAACATCTTTATGCTTACAGAAGGTACGTTCAAATTAACAGTATAATGCTCTAGTTCTAGGTATTCACTGAATAATTCATATCCCTTATTGGTTAGCCTAAATCCACCGTCATTTCTAAGATTTCTCCAGATATTACTGTATAAATCGTCTATATTTAACTTAGACTCAAAAGACATTATTTTGACTAATTCTTTTGTAAGATTAAGTTTGGTAGACATATTAATGTCTACGGATATATTTTATCGCCATCTTTCAATAGCATAACTGAAAACTTATCTGTCTTAAATTGAGCGTTAAGTTTCTTGGCAAGATTGATGGCATGTCCTGGATTGCTAAAACTTACTTTTTTATACTTTGGACCTGGATATTGTACTAGTATATTAGAAGTCTTAATATTGATAGGATTGTTCTCGTAATAAACAGCCCATACTCCGACCGAGGCTAAAATCTGCTCGGTCTTGTATGTCTGCTTATTGGTAAGTTCAGCAAGTATTTGTGGCTTAGGTCTAGGCATAGTATATTATTTAGCAGTAATATACAGAGATTAAAATTTACCCCCTGACAGTTTAATCTCAATGACCTCTTCTTTTGGTGGTCGTATGGCAGCTTCTTTAAGAGTTCTAAGCTCTAGAAGTAACTCGGTTAAGTCAGCTGCCATTCCCTTGGCATCTTTCATTGGCATGACAAAATCTTTACCACCTCTTAGGTCATTGCCACGAACTCGTTCAATGAACTTTTGTAAGTGTATACTCAATGTTCTCTCTTTAAAAATTTTGATAAATTAGGTGGAGTCCAACCGTCAGGTTTTAAAATCTTTCCGTCATCTCTGCGCCGAACTTTACCCAACTTTCTATCAATCTTGGCAAAGTTAGTGGCCATAACTTCACGCCATGCACCTTCGCCATCTGCGCCCATGCTATTGATAGCACCAGCAACAACAACCATAATGTCTATTAGTGCGTCAAGTGTTTCAACTTTATCACCTGCAGCAATAGCTTCTTGTAATTCTGTATACTCTTCAGTAATCAGAGTAGAGTACATTCTAAACTGATCGTCGTTCATGCCTGTGATTGTTTGCTCACATGCTGTCATGAATTTGTCGCTGTCGCGGAATGGATTTGTCATTTTAATTTTCCTTGGATAAAATATTATAAACTTTCATGTAAACTTTTGCATCATCATTTTCAAAAGACTCACATACAAAACTACCATGCAAGACAGTCTCAACCAAATATTGATTGTCTGTAATTCTTGATGTAGTTATAATTTCTGCATCAGGATGTTTAACCTTTAATGCATCATAAAAATCATAAGTTTGTGTTACATATGTCATTTAGGTAGTGCCTCTTGTTTAGTATGAAATGGTCCCTGATAAGGGTATCGTTTGAGAACGATTAGTTTAGGATCTTGTTCTGCTGTCCAGTGGCGACCTTTTTTAACGGTGTACCATCCAGCAGCGTACCAGCTTTTACTTTTTTTAGTTTTAGTATATACAGGCAACTTTTGTGGAACATCCCATACTGGATTGTATACACGACCAGCTGCTTGATAACCATGAACTATGTTTGAAGTTTTCTTCTCTGGCTTTGGAATAGTTTCAAAAGTAACATTGATATTTCGTTCAACTAATTTAATAGTTTTATATTGTGCTACTATTTGATTATTAATTTTAACTTGAAATCCACCATCACATGCTTCAATGTTTCCAACTTTGCTATTGTTTTCCTGTAAGATCCAAAACTGTTTGTCTACAACAGGTTTTGCTATTAATGTCATTCTTTAATCCTCTTTTTACATTCTTCTATTACTGCTTTTGGAGCATCTGGATGCCAGTTTCCCATTAGCATACGGCAATCATATGTTACCGTAATACTATATTTGTCTTGCTGAACTAGTATAAAAGGTAATAATACTACAAACGATACTATTACAAAGGTTACAGCACTACACAAAAAATTAACCATTTAATACTCCACTATAAGTTTTATTCATCCAACCACCTAATGACTCAGCGTTTTCACTTAATTTAGCAAGATCATACTTTCCGCAAAACTGCAGAAATCTAACACCAACTTGGCCTACATCCCTATGGCTAACTTGTTCTTTAATAGCAGTATCAACTGCCAGCTTAATATCGTCAGGCTGTGCGGTTAGATCTACTAATTTTACATTACGCTGATAATCATCTAACACACGATGTTCTACTTCTTCTGGATCAGTCCAACGCTGCAACATCATGTTGTTCCATGCGTATCCTTTTTTATCTCGGTCTTCAAAAGCTTCCGTAAGACCAACCTTCGTTTTAGTGCCTTTGACCCTGACCCCAGGGTATGCTGAGAAGATGTTATCCGATGAATCGCCGCGCATACACTTCTCGAAGAGTAGCCATGCCGGATTAACTGGCGCTTTAGGTTCTTTAGTTTTCTTATCGATGACAATCTTTCCTTTATCATTGAACGTTCCTTCTAATGTGATTAGTTCGTCGGTTATACCGTTATATTGTTTGACATTTGGTGCTACTAGCTGAACTATGTCGGTATCACTACTGACAACAACATGTTCATCACAGGGATGTAATGCGATCCAACGAGCCATAACATCATCACCTTCTGCTATTGGACATCGGATGACACTACAGTTTGTTTTCTCAGACAAATATTTAGTCAAGGATTCATATGCCTCCCAGAACATTTTGTCTTCTTCTATCTGTTGATCTGTTAGTGCTTTTTTAGCTTCTGCACGATTGGCTTTGTATGGTTTGTAAAAATCTTTGCGCCATGATCGCCCTTCAAGAGCAAACACTACATGATCAGCATTTACCATTCTTGCCACTTTATTGGCAGAAGAAAGAATGATATGTAAACAAAATGCTGCTTTTTCTTCTGAAGAAGAAGCACGAGATGCTATATGCCTGGCACGAAAGAACAGATTTGCGGTATCTATAAGAATATATTTCATATGCTAAGTGTAACAGATATACAGTATAATGTCAAATAAAATTGTGTGAGATTATGTAATTTAGTAAAAATTTATTCTAAAATTAAAAATCATTCATTACCTTTTGTAAATCTGGTATCATAACTTCCGTATTTAAATTACGCTCGGCTGCGAGTGAGGCTATCTGGCGCTTGACATCATTCCAATCAACAGAGCTATCCATTTTTAAATAACCAATTGATAATTTATAGAAATCTTCTCTAGAAGTTTTCAAGTCACCAACGTTTTTACTACTAAATTCAGTTATTAATCTAGTCTTTACTTCTTTTGGTAGTGTTTGAACAGATTGCCATCTTGGGCTATTAACCCACATGAAACCAGCAGTCCAGTTTGGAAAATCTTTTTTCATGAAATTTATAAAATCTTCCATGGTAAATATATTGAAAATATTTACTACACTATGTGTTTTAAGTATAATAT